CGAGAAGGGAGACTTCACAGATTACGATGCTGGGTTCAGTCAAGAGATGCTTGAATACTGTCAGCGTGATGTGGAGGTGCTAGAGAAGCTGTACGAGCGTTTACAGATGCACTTAGATAAGTTTCCAGCTAACTGCGTGGCGATGGAGTACAAGGTAGCCAGTATTATCAAGAAGCAGGAGCAAGCTGGGTTCAAGCTGAATGAGAGAATGGCAAACGGTCTGTACCATGAGTTCACAAATAAGATGTGGGCTATCACGGAAGAACTACAAAAAATATTTCCACCGATTGTTACAGAGCGATACAGCGAGAAAACAGGCAAGCGTCTTAAAGATCACGTAGAAGAATTTAATGTAGGTTCGAGACAGCAGATTTATAAACGCCTGACAGAGCTGGGCGCGAAGTTTACGAAGCAAACTGATAAAGGAAATCCGATTGTAGATGAGGCCGAGCTAAAGAAGATTGATTTGCCAGAGGCCAAGAAGATACTGGAGTATTTATTGCTACAGAAACGCTCTGCACAAGTTAAGAGCTGGCTAGAAGCCGTGCAGGATGACGGCAGAGTACACGGCAGGGTAATTACTTGTGGAGCTGTGACAGGCAGGATGGCTCATATATCCCCAAATATGGCACAAGTCCCTTCATTCAAATCTGAGTTTGGTAAAGAGTGTAGAGAGTGTTGGACTGTCGAGAAGGGTAATGTTCTTGTAGGAGCTGATGCCAGTGGCTTAGAACTACGAATGTTGGCCCACTACATGAATGACGAGAACTACACAAAAGAACTACTAGACGGTGACATCCACACGGCAAATCAAAAGGCTGCAAAACTACAGACCAGAGATCAGGCCAAGACATTTATCTATGCGTTTCTATACGGTGCTGGGCCAGCCAAGATAGGCCAAATTGTAGGCGGTGATTATCGTCACGGTAAGAAGATGATAGACGAGTTCTTACGTAACACGCCAGCTCTTGCCATCCTACGTCAGAAAGTAGCAGCACAGGCAAAATGTGGTTACCTTAGAGGCTTAGACGGTAGAAGGTTACTTGTCAGGTCAGAACACTCAGCTCTAAATACGTTGTTACAGTCAGCAGGAGCGATAGCCATGAAGCAAGCATTAGTTGAGCTAGACCGGAAACTAACAGAAGCAGGAATACCGTGCGATTTTGTGGCGAATGTTCACGATGAGTGGCAGATAGAAGCACCAGAGTTCTGCGCTAATCAACTGGGAGAGCTGGCAGTAGAAGCAATACGTGAAATGAGTTTGTATTTTAATATGAACTGCCCGTTAGATGCCGAATATAAAATAGGCAAAACGTGGGCAGAAACTCATTGACAGTTAGTAATTTATCATATATGCTTAATCCGCACCTTTAATTGGAGATAATTATGCACATAGTCAAGACTGGAGACTCAAAGATCAAACGAGCCAAACTTGAAAAAGACGTTTTAGGTGAGCTTTTTTGGGGAAAGTTCCGTGACGATCAGAGAAACGAAAAAGGTCAGTACACCTTTGAAGTACAGAATATGAGTGAAACCGCCTTATCAATGATGGACGAGGCTGGTGTCACTTACAATAATCACGATGAAAAAGGTAAGTACATCACGCTCAAGAGCAAGAATCCTTTTGAGTTTGAATTTGCAGAAGGTCAAGAGTTAGAAGAAGGCCAACTGCTAGGTAACGGTACTAAGATTCGCGTAACGCTAGGCTGGTATGAAAACAGCTACGGTAAATACCCAACGCTGTTTGGCCCTATCAGAATCATTGAGAGTGTCCCCTTCTCAAGAGAAGCTGATATAAATCGAGAAGCCATCTAGCATCCGTGAGCGCGTAGGAGCAAGGACGCTCCTATTTCTCTCTCTCTTATGATTCTCGTAGATGCCGACATAATATGCTATAGACTTGGCTACGCTACCGAGAACGACCCTGACGCTTCAGAAAAGCTAGTCAAAGCAATGGTCAACACCTACGTTGACAATATGCTACAAACCATAGTCGAGAAGCACCCCCGCTACACAGAATTCTATATGTTCCTAACAGGTAAAGCTAATTTCAGAAATGAGATTGCTGTAACTGCGCCATACAAAGGCAATAGGACAAAACAGAAACCCCGCTTTATCCCGACAATTAGAGAACATCTAATCCAGAACTTTGAGGCAGTCGTGTCAGAAAACGAAGAAGCCGATGACGCTATTGCTATCAAGGCCACAGAGAACAGAGATAACTGTCTTATCTGTAGTGTTGATAAAGACTTCCTACAGGTTCCGGGCCATCACTACAACTTTGTGACTAACACGTATCAAACAGTAAGTGACGAAGAGGGTATGTTTAACTTTTATCAGCAGATTCTAACAGGCGACCGTGTAGACAATATCATCGGCCTGACAGGGATAGGGCCAGTGAAGTCTAAAAAGCTGTTAGAAGGGTTATCTGAGCAGGAGATGTACGATAAGTGCGTAGAGTTATACGATTCAGAGGAGCGCGTAATTGAGAATGCAAGGCTCTTATGGCTCAGGCGTGAAGAAGGGCAAATCTGGAGTCCACCGTATGAAAATTCCAAGCAAGAAGAAGAAACGGACGAAGAAGCCACCTAAAGGCTACGACAGTTGGTTTGAGTATGATTTACATCATAAGCAACTCAAAGGCTGTAAGTGTCATTCCGCAACTGTCAAGTACGTTCAGTACAGGACGTATCACCCTGACTTCATTTTTCACGAAGGCAAAAACTCTATCTACATTGAGGCTAAGGGCCGTTTTAGAGACAGGCTTGAAGCTCGTAAGTATGTGGATATTGCTGCTGGACTAGGAAAGCATGATGAACTTGTTTTTGTATTTTACAACCCTAAAACCCCGATGCCGGGAGCGAGGAAACGTAGAGATGGAACAAAATTCACACATGGCGAATGGGCCGAAAAGAATGGATTTAGATACTTCACAGAGCATACCATCCCTTTTAGCTGGGGTATTACTTAGGCTCACTGTTTCTGTGGCTACCTTCCTACTGCTTTACTGGTGGTTGCTGTGAGTAAACTGTCAAAGCGTAGCATACGTCCTGATATGTTAAAATGGGGCCGGAAGGGTGAAGAAGAGTTTAAGGCGTTTCTTGACCGAAATGACTTTAGCTATAGCTGGGACGACACGTATGAATATGACTTTCTAGTGTCCGGTACTTCTGATTTCAAAGTTGACGTAAAGACTACTGTACGTGGGACTGATCCGAGAGACTATTACGATTTCAATATTCCCGCTTACTCAATAGATAGAAAAGTAACAGATATTTACGTCTTTTGCCACATAAACAAGAAAGACCCTTCTGTAGAGCTGATAGGCTGGCTTCCGTCTGACGAGTTCTTAAACCATCCAGAACTGATTTACAAAGATTCAGGCGATACACTTACTTACGCAGGAACAGCAGTTACTGAGCCTTTACGTTCATTACAATACAAACATCTGCACGATATGTCAGCCTTTAGGAACTTGCTATGAAGCATCTTGTAATACCAGACACACAGGTAAAGCCGGGACACCCGATAGACCATCTGGAGTGGGCGGGGAAGTACGCTGTGGACAAGAAGCCTGATGTGATAATCCACTTAGGAGACCACTGGGATATGCCGTCTCTGTCCACCTACGATGTTGGTAAGAAGTCCTTTGAAGGCAGAAGGTACGCCCACGACATACAGGCAGGGTTAGCAGGAATGGAAGCGTTCATGAAGCCCATCAAGAAGGAGCAGAAGCGACTGAAGAAGGGTAAGCGTAAGCTATGGAATCCGCGCATGGTGTTCTGTTTAGGCAATCATGAATACAGAATAGAAAGGGCGGTAGAATCAGACCCTAAACTGGAAGGGCTACTAAGCTATGATGATTTCGAGCTTGAAGAGATGGGTTGGGAAGTGTATGATTTTCTTCAGCCAGTTATTATTGATGGCGTTGTATATAGTCATTATTTTACTAGTGGTGTTATGGGCCGTCCTGTATCATCTGCTCCAGCGTTGTCTAAAAAGGCTATGTCATGTGTTATGGGTCATGTTCAGGACAGACAGATATACATCCACCCCAGAAGACCCGATGGGAAAGCACTAACAAGTATCTTTGCAGGTATCTTCTACCAACACGATGAGGACTACCTAAACCCACAGACAAATGGCTCGTGGTCAGGTATTTGGATGTTTCACGATGTGGCTGATGGGGAATTTGATTTTGTCCCTCTACCTATGAATTACTTGAGGAAGAAATACGGTGAAAGTTAAATCAGACAAGGTAGCAGCAGGTTGCCTGACGAATAGTAAAGAGTACGCAATTCTAAGTAAAGGTGACAGAGATGCTGTCATCATAAATGACTTAGGCAAGCAGTGGATCATCAAACTGGAAGGAGCTTGTCCTAACCTACAACCGAATGGTAGCTGGACTATCATCAAAGATAGCATAGACGATGCTACAGAAGAAGAGTGGGCTGAAGTAGGTAAGAAGCTACGAGATGAATCTTCTGACAAAGAAGTTGACAGTCCAGCACATTATAATACTGGAGCTGTCGAGTGTATCGAGGCTATAAACGCGACACTAAGCACTGAGGAATTTCGTGGCTATTGTAGAGGAAATGCGTTTAAGTATTTGTGGCGATGTATGTATAAAGGAAAGACAAAACAAGATTTAGAAAAATGCCGTTGGTATCTTGACAAGCTGATTAACAGTCTGTAATATTGATACTGTCTCAATGTGAGACATCAACTTAAACTTAAAATTTCTCTTTTTGTTTTAGTGTTTTATCTGTCCTTAAGGCCGTCTAGTTAGATAAGTTAGTCCTCGTCTAGCTAGGCGGTTTTTTTATCTCCCTTCATTCAAGTAAGTTTTTTCTAAGTCAGCAAACTCATTAGGGTACTTTTCAGCAAACCTCTCCAAAGTACCGTTATCTCTCATTGCTTTGTATATTCTAATTTTTACTTGAGGAGATGCGTTACTAATTTGAGTTCTCTCTTTTTCTTCCTGCGCTACAATGTTTCCTCCTGCTACCGCACCAGCACCTCCGCTAGAACTAACTTGTCTTGATCTTTCAACTGCCGAGCTTAACCATTCTTGAAGAGCTGTTTGTCCAAAAAGAAGTCTTTGCGCTCTTTGTGTAGACAGACCAGAACCTACCGCAATCCCTCCTAAAATACTTTGAAAAGCACTTAAAGCAAGAGTAGCAATAACAGACTCTGACCCTCTAGCCAGTCCAGAACCTTGCGGTATAGTTGGGAATAGTGCTGTTATATTTTCTTGAAAAGTAGTTAGGTTTGCCAACTCTTCATCAAGAGCTTTAAGTTCACTTTCTAATTTTAAAACTCCTTCTCTATTTGCCCTTGAAAGGTCTGCTGTTAGCCTTACTTTTTCTTTTGCTTTTATCTCTTGAATTTCAGCAGCTATTCTTTTCTTTTCTTGTAGAGCATAAGCGCGAGCTTGTACTGCCATCTCTTCTACTTGTCTTACAGTGCTGTTCTTTATAGCTTCTGCGCCATCCTGCACACCTTTATTTGCCGCTGTAATAGTGTCTTCATTAATTTTAGCTTCTTTGGCAAAAGGCGTTTGGTCACTAGCTGCTTTTCTTGGATTTATTTGTTGGGAAGCCTCTCTCCAATTTGTTGGAGTAAAAGAGCCTCTATTTTGCACAGTAGCATTAGTTACAGCTCTTTCAAGATACAGCTTCTGCTCCCACTTCGCTTTATGGTCAGCAAACACTTTCATTTTCTGAAGAACTGCTGGTAATTGGTTGTCTATACCAGCATCTATTACGTCCTTCAAACTTAACAAAATATGAGCTTGAAGGAAATCATTTGCTTTTCCTGCTTTGTAACTGCTGCTTACAAGCTCAGAAATAGAGTTTCTCAGTACCGCTAAGTCAGCTCCTTTTATAAACCCGCTTGAATCTGAAAACTGAAATATAAAGTTGTTTATAGCATCTGCCACTTGAGTGATAATCGCGTCACGATTACCCAAACCTAACACAGAAGGATGATCTTTGATTAAAGCTGCATAGACATCATCAGCCAATGTATCTCCGTTAAACTTAAACTTGTTATTGTCTATAAAAGAAAAGCCGTATTGTTTCCAAGCATCTCTTAATTTAACAAGAGCTTCTGCATTTTTCCCCAAGCTAAGAAGTTCACTAATCTCTTCCCTTAGTTTAACTGGGAAGGTCTCTGGGATAGATGCCAGCCACATTTGCGCCCTGAACGCTTGCTCTGTGCGCATTACTATTTCATCAGCTTGATTTGTTAGTTGCTGTATTTTTAGTGGTTCTTGCGCCCTTGTAGAAGTTTGTACTTTTCGGTTTGCTTCTTCTGTTGTTAGTTTATTGTCTGCTGCTCGGTTCTTTCTAGTGTTTACTAATCTTTGTGTTTCAAGTTTTGCTTTCTCAGCTAAACGCTTTGCTAACTGCTTAGACAAAGCTCTAGTTCTTTCTAAGTTGCCTCTAAAGTTCTCAACTTTTTCCATAGCAGGTGTAAGCCACCTTTGTGCTTGTCTGTCCATCATACTTCGAGATATATAGGCT